AGTCCAGCCATAGGCGACGTTGAGCGGGGCCATTACTTCTTCTTGGCTTTCTTCTTTGGAGTCCATCCCTCTTTGCGCATCGTACCGTAGACGTATGCACCAGCCTTCTTTTTGCTGAGGCCCTTCTTCTTTGCTTCGCGCTTCAGCGCGGCTTCCATTTTCTTGGGCATCAGGTCTCCTATATGCTGTACATCGAAATCTTGGGCGGCTTTACGTGCCACCACTTCTGAAACGCATCCCCGCAGTCTGCGCCGGTGGTAATCGCCCCGTCCGGTCCCACAAACCACGTTCTCCCCCGGTCTTCAAAGCAGTCCTGCTCGGGCACCACATAAGGCCCAGCGGGGGTCATCACTACCCAAGGATCGGGAGTGACCGGCGGTGCCTGCTTGTGGTGGAAAGGCCACAGCAGAAAGAGTAGGACGAGTTCGTAGATAAGCCCTCATTAAAATCGAACCTGATGGATGACTCCGAAGCGGACAAGGGTGGCCAGTATAAGGCCGAGGCCCGCGGCTAAAAGATCGGTGCTGATGCGGCTCATTTTCTTGGCTCCCGAAAGATGTCTAGGGTAAAAACCCGGCGTTTGCCGGCCCACCATATGGATTTGATCTCTCCGACAAGAGGTTGTCGAGTCGGGGGTACCAGTGTCGGCTGATGCCCCCTTCTCGTGAGCGTTGGAATCCACCTCACTAACTTAGACGCCGAAGCGCAAAGAAAGTTGCGGAATTTCTCAACCATTTTTACGAGCTGCTCGACTCCGATTGCAACCTCCGGAGTACCATGGTGCTACCAGGTCGTAAAGTGTTGGTATAACGCACGTTATAGCTCGTCCAGCCGCCTATCACACGAGACGGATCGGAAACGCTTCCGTTCTCGGGTGCCATCTGAACGAAGAGTTTGTAGTTCTTCTCTCCGCTTTCCGGATTCTTGCCGAGGAAGACGCTGAAAATCGCGTCGTCTGCAAAAATATAACTTTGGTAAAAGGTATTCGAGCTGATCGTGGTCGTCGGCGCAGTCGTGGTCTGCTTGAACTTGCAACCCGCGAAGGTGATGGCATCCTCATTGCTGGGGGTGGACATCAGGATCTTGCGGTCTGCGTCGCTACCGCGCTTCAGGATGTCGGACAGACCATTGAAGGAGGTATCGTTCAAAACATCTTTTACGACTGCCGGGTGGATGACTCCACCGAAGTCGCCGGATGCCGTCAGAGGCCGCGCATTTACGCCAACCAGAGACTGCACCGCGGAGCGGATGTTGTTCGCCGTCAGGTAGCTGCCGTTGGCAAGCTGGATGTTCACGAGCGAGTCAACCGATGTGGCTGAGTCGGCGGTGAGTTGAACCAGAGTGTTGAGGGACAGCGCGAGGCGGTAGTTCAGTTCGTTGCTGAGGTTCTGTAACAAACCAGGGTCGTCGATCGCAACGTCCAGCGAGAGGTCGGAGCAGTTGATGAAATCCGCGTACTGACCCATCGTTGCTACGATCTTGGTGCTGGACTCGCTGATCGGGGAGCCCACGGTCCCCTCAGCCTGCTGATTCGTGTTTGCGGATAGCAGAGCGTAGGTGTAGAACTGGATGTTGTTTCCGGAGCGCAGAGGAAGCGGCTTCTGCTTCGTGAAGCTCAGGAACGGGGTTTGAGCCTTGAGGTTCGGAATTGCCTGCTTCGCGTAGTACGTCGCGAGCAAGTTCGGCAGATTGCCGTTGGCCACAAGTTCTGATGCTGGTGAGTAACTCATTTATGGTACCTTTGGTACTGCTAGATTTCTCTAGCGCGGACGCGGGGTTCGTAACTTCTGGCCCTCCCTCCGGATTGCGGAGAGGAGTTGTTCAGTCGTCATGTTATCCGGGTCGTCGGCGGAGGACAGCGGGGTCGGCATCGGTGCGGCGGGTTGCGCCTCCGAAGTTCGGATCCCTAAGCTCGCCCTCGGGCGCGTCTCTGTGCGAACAATCCTGTCGTCAGTGCGCGGCTGGGCAGCGGCCGGTGGTGCTGGCGCGACTGCTGAAGGTTGGGGTGCTGGAGCAGGCGTCGGACGGGAGACAAGCAATCCGCTTGTGTTCAGGTCGTTGAAAGCGTCTTCCAGATTCTGGACAGTCCATTCGCCGCCTTCGAGCAACGTGTGGTAGAACTCGTCGATAAGTGCCTCGCGAGCTTCTCCTGTTGCACGAGTGGGAATGGTCTTTCCTAGCTTGTACTTCCCGAGATACTCGACAAGGGAAGAGAAATTTTCGTATTTGGCGTCTGGGAAGAAGTCGGGGTTCCGCTGGAGGAAGGACTTGTTGACCTGCTCCGCGGTAAGTTCCTGCTTCGCCTCTGTGCCATCGCGCACCTGTCGGGAAAGGTCGGACAGTTGCTGCGAGGTCATGCCGGTTTTCTTCTGCAACCACTTTTCGAGCGCGGCATCTGGGTTCGTCTTTAGCTCCAGTGCGATCTCCGTGACCTCATCCGCCGAGAGTTCGCGGGACTGCGGTTTCGCCGGCTTGGGTGCCTGCGGTTCCGCGGCGACAGGGCCTAGTTTGACTTGCCGGTTCAGGTCGCGGATCTTACGGGTGGCGTTGGCCTGCGCTTTGAACGCAGCAACCAGCAACTCATTCTTGTTCTGCCCGTAAAAGTTCTGGACTCCGCCGGCTCCTGCGTCGAGCGACGCACACCACTTTTTGCCCTTCTTCTCGATCGTGAGGGTACCCCCGCCGTCGAGTTCGATGACTTCTGGACCGGCCGGCTCCTCGGGTTCGACAGGTTCTGCGACCTGTACGGGTTCAGGGGCGGCCGGTGCGGGGATGTTAGTGACGGTCTCCGGATTCAACTGGACAGGAAACTGCGCGGGGTCTTCGCGCTCGATCTCTGCCAGGTCATCCATCAAGGCGACGCCGTGCGGGTCGCTGTAGGGCTGTGCGAATTCATCGTCCAGCCAAGGGTCTTTCTCAACTTCTGTCATTTACGATCTCCTCTTGTAATCCGACAAGAACGGATGATTTGTTTGGTTTAACGTGTTTCTGGACGACTACGGTTGTAATCCTGCTACTGCTCTTTTCAACGCGTTGGGCGACTTGTGGGACGCCTCTACTGCCGCGTTGATGTCTTCCTTGAAGTAATTGACCAACTGACTCGCCGCACTAACAGCGGCGTGGGCCGTAATGACAGCGGGATCGCCGGGGGCCAGCCTAATCAGAGAGTCGTTTGCGTTGTCCACGTACGATTGCAGGGTATCCAGAATGATCTCGAATCCTCGTGTGTTCACGATAGACTGAAGTTCTCTTCCTTTTTCCCACAAGTCGAGTTCGGCTCGGTCGTCTTCGTTGAGTTCGCCGAGGGTCTCCTCGATTTCTGCAACCATGTTGTCTGCGGACGGTATCATGTTACCAGCCTCTCTCCATCGCGGAGGCGATTATTTGAAGGGCGTCATCGGGGGTGATAAAAGGCAGGAAACCCGACAGTAGGCGGTCTTTGTACTTGCACCCCGAAAAATTGAGGTAGTCCTTATACTCGACTATGATTCTCTGCTCCGCAGACGGTGTCATCTAGAAACTCCCCAATCCCGTGTCGCTTTCGTTTGGTGCCCCGGTCAGAGCTTCGGGCTCTACGGCCTTCTTTATTTCTTCTCGGAGTACGTCGCGGCCGGCGCGGGCCTCGTTGGCTTGGTCAAGCAGTTGCTGCTCCTGCTCGAACTTCTGCTGCTGGAGGGCCTGTGCGCCTTGCAGCTTGGCGTTGGTCTGGCCGTTCTGCATCTGCTGCCAGCGGGCTGTGTCCTGCGGGGTCATGTCAACGATGATGTCGTTGAACGTCTTAAGGTCTGCCGTTTCAAAAGTGAGTCGGATCAGTTCGGCAACATCGACCTTCTTGCCCTGCGTCGCGAGTTGGTTCTCGGTCTGCTGGTTGGTGATGAACTGCGTGACCAGAGGCAGAGCCTGCGCCATGTTGCGGCGGGTCTGCATCTTCGCACCGGCGAGCACTGAGAACTTGACGCGAGCGTTCAGCAGGTCAACTATGCTCCCGCCGTCCTTCAGATATTCGTGCTGCAACTCATCGTTGAGGATGTACTTGAGTTGGGAGATAGGCAGCATCGCCTTGTCCATCTCGTACATCTCATACAGCCACGGCACGAAGACCTGAGTAGACAGCTTGCCCACGAAGAACGCAGGCCTGCTGCCAGCACCGGAGGCTAGGAACTGAGCGCCGGCAGAGGAGCGCGCCATATTGGAATGTCCGCTGGCTCCCGCAATCCCCTGCGTCGCTGTTTCGTTCGCCCCAGATACCTGCTCGGCTCGCGCCTGAGACATCTGAAGATGCTGTCCGGCTTCCGGTACGGCGGGCTGTCGATCGAGGGGCTTGAAGTCGTCCTTGGTGTCCACCTCGATGACCTTGCCCGGCGCGACTCGGATATTTTGGGTCGGTATGCTCTTGCCTCGAACACGGACGTATACGCCGTTGAGGTTGAGCGAGGCCTGATCCAGCCAGATATTGGTGATGCCCTGCTGTAGCCGCTGCTCGGCGCCGATCGTCCGGGCGACGCCCATCCCCCAGAAGGCTTCAGGTACGTCCCACCAATTCACGGAGAAGAACGGAATCTTCCCGTAAGGGTTGAGGTCATTGCAGAGCACCAGTTTCTTCTGCAACACGCAGGTATAAGTCTCGTTGTCCCACCGCTCCAAGACCTCTAACGGATCTTCCAAAGGATTGATGGAGGTGTCGTCCCAACGGTTCGCGGCGCGCGCGTCGTACATCGGGTTCTTGTTGCCCTCTTCCTGCACAGCAGGATCGGGGTCTTCCGCCGGCGGCAGGAACAGTTCGAGCAGCTCGTTCTCGCTCGGGATATTGAACCCTGGGCGGTCGCGGAGCTTGTTCAAGTCCTTCCACGTCATGTACAGGCGGTGGATGACGTACTTTGCCTTGCGGATGTCGGGTACGTTCAGGCCTGGATCGACCAGAACCTGCCGCAGGTTAACGATGTGCTCGAAGGTCGGTCGATCGACGACCTCCTCGATGACTTTTTCTTCCAGTTCGTCGTCAGTCAGCGGCGGAATGCTGAGGCCAGGGACGCTGGACTGAAGCTCTACGGGAGGAGAATTGAGCTTGAAGATCTTGCGGGTCTTGGTGAACTTCTCCCATCCCCACTTCCAGATGCCCGTTCCGAACAGACAGGCGTTGGTGACTCCGGAAGTGACCTCGGTCTCGAAGTTGATGTCTTCAAGCTGGTAGCCGAGGAGTGCCTGAATCGCGCGGGACGCCTGCGCCGTGGTTCCCGGTCGCTCCTGCGCCATGAACGGCGGCGAGTCAAAGAACAACCCTGTCGTGATCTGTGGAACCAGAGAGTTGACGGCCGTCGCGACGGTGAAGAAAGGCACGCTGGCCGCGGGCACGTTCGTCCCTTGCCAGTAGCGCGGGGTTTCCGGCGACTGGTAGAGTATGGACGCACCGTTCCAGTTGAGGACCCACGCCTTGCTCTGCGCGAAATTCTCAGCTTTTATACTATCGGATACCACAAGACGGAGCGCGGGATCGTCAGAGTACAATCCGTCGTTGCGGACTGCTTCTTTGGCTTCGCTCTCCAGAATTGGGGCGGTGTTGTCAACTACCTGAGATTCGAGAATCATTGCCTAGCCTCTAAAGGGTGAAGGTTCGGAGGCTACGCTAGGCGGTCGTACTCCACGTTGGGTGTTGCATCGCCGGACTCCAGATCGACGCCCCAATCGCACTTCACCTTCGTGCCCTCTTCGGACTTCGACTGGCCGACCTTGAAGTCTTCGCCGCGAGCCAAAGTGGGTGACTCGGCCGCCTTGACAAGCTGGTTCGCGCCCTCAGCAAGTCCCTGCTTCGGGGTG